TTAATCATAAAAATACTGTAAGATATTGCTTCAATTCTTCAGGAGAAGCTGTTACACTTCCGGATTTTTTACAAAACATTGTAGAGATAACTCCAGAACAATTACAAAATTTAATTATAAAAAGACCAAAATCTGAATACGATGACGGACCGCCTTGTTTAGAATCTTTGACAAAAGAAAAATTAGATGATGGTAGGGACAGGGTTATGTTTCAGTTTAGGGTCTACGCTAAAAAGAAATGGCCAGAGTCATGGGCAGATAAATTAGATGAATTTAATTACAAACACTTTGTAAATCCATATAGACACGACGAAATAACAAAATTTAGAAAAGATAATAAAGATTATGGTTTTAAATGCACAGAGGAACCTATGTGCAATCACTGTGATAAACAACTATGTAAGACTAGAAAGTTTGGTATTGGAACACAAGCTTTGTTCCCACCGTTAAAAGATTTACAGGTTGTAAAAACAGAGCCACCAATATATAGACTTAATGTGGACGGTGAAAGAATAGAATTAAAAGCAGAAGAATTACAAGAGCAGAGATTATTTATACGGGCATGTATGAATCAAATTTATACAAAGCCACCGAAGATAAAGCCAAAAGATTTTGATGAGATGATAAATCTTTTGATGACAAATAAAGAAGAGGTAGAAGCCCCTGCTGGATCTAGTATGATCGAACAACTCAAACAACATGTTGAGAACTATTGTTTGGGTAGAGCAACATCAGGTGCAACCAGAGAAGATTTAGAAGCAGGTAACGTATGGAATAACAAAGGGCACCATCACTTTGTGTTTAGTAATTTCTTCTATCAATTTTTAGCAAGACATAAGTGGGCAGAGAAACCTCAGTTTACTTTGTATGTGTTGAGAGAACATTGTGGTTATGATACAGATTACAGAGTGTCACTACCAAAGAAAAAGATAAGTGTAATTAGATTACCAGAGTTTGAGAAAGAAGGATTCAAACCAAAAGATAGAGTATTTAAACAGGAGGATGCGTTTTGAAAACTATTGTCTTGGGTCCACCTGGCACAGGCAAGACCACCACTCTACTTAATGAAGTCGACAAGTATTTAAAACAAACCGATCCTGATAAGATCGGTTATTTTTCTTTTACACAAAAAGCTGCATACGAAGCAAGAGATAGAGCCATGTCAAAGTTTAATCTTGAAGAGGGTGACTTACCATACTTTAGAACATTACACTCACTAGCATTTAGAAGACTTGGTATACGTAAAGATGAAGTTATGCAACGTAGACACTACGAAGATCTAGGTAAGAAAGCAAATTTAATCGTAGATTATCATGAGTATGAAAACGAACACACAGGATTATTTACAACTAAAAGTGATATATTACGTATTATACAATTAGCAAAACTACGAGGTATCACACCAGAAGAACAATTCAATAAACAAGAACATACACAGTTAGTAGATATAAAAACATTAAAACAGTTTGACCATGATTTAAAACAATACAAAAAAGATTATAACTTAATTGATTTTACAGACATGATTACAGAATTTGTTAAGTCAGATAGATCACCACGATTTGATGTAGTTTTTATAGACGAAGCACAAGATTTATCTAAATCACAATGGGCTATGGCAAAATCTATATGGGACAAAACACAAGATACTTTTATTGCAGGAGATGATGACCAAGCTATATTTAGATGGGCAGGTGCAGACGTAGATAGTTTTATAGCACAGACGGGTAAGATAGTGCAGTTGACACAGTCATACCGAATACCGCAGGTTGTTCACGATGTTGCGACAAAGATAGTAAACAGAATACAACATAGATTACCAAAAGAGTGGAGACCAAAAACGCAAAGAGGTTTACTTTCATATTATGATGATTTCAAAAACATTAACATGAAACAAGGTAACTGGCTAGTGCTAGCTAGAACTAGATTTATGTTAAACGAATTAGAAGAGCAACTATACTCACAGGGGTTGTATTACGAAAACAAATATAAAACAAATAAGGAACAAGATTTGTACAAAGCTGTAACTGATTGGGAAAATGTGCGTAAAGGTGTGGATATAAATTATGATCAAATTGAAAGAATAGCATCATACATGTCAAACAATCATTTTGAAAAACAATCTTTAAAATATATGGACAAAGATACAAATCATACTATGGCATCGTTAATGGAAAGAGCATGGTTAAAAACAGATAAGGTTTGGTATGATGCCTTTGACAATGCTCCTAGTAGGAGTATAAGATACATTAGAAGGATGAGAGAAAACGGTGAAAAATTAAATTCATCTCCTCGTATTATATTGTCAACAATACACGGAGTGAAAGGTGGTGAGCAGGATAACGTGGTTCTCCTGACTGACTTATCAAAAAACACACAAGTCAACTACGAAAAAAATCCTGACGATGAGAATAGATTATTTTATGTTGGTGCTACAAGAGCCAAACAACATCTACACATTGTTAGACCAAAAGATAATTATAAAGGATATAAAATATGAAGACAGAAGAAGCGTTACAACTAGCAAAAGAATTAATTGCTGGGCCTAGAGCAAAAACTTATGGAGATAAAATACAAAATCATTGCAATATAGCAAGAATGTGGACAGCATATTTAGATAAAGAAATTACAGCACACGATGCTGCTGTGATGATGGCTTTGTTAAAAATAGCAAGAACTAAATTTGGTCAACCAACTAGTGATACGTATGTAGATGCAGCTGCGTACATGGCAATAGCAGGAGAATGCAAAGATGAAAATAACATTTAAACCACAAACAGAGTGGTTGCCACCACAAGATTTCCCAGACTTATCAAAGTATGATGAGATTGCAGTGGACTTAGAAACAAAAGATCCAAACCTAAACGAAAGAATGGGTTCTGGTTCTGTTGTAGGTGTTGGTGACGTGGTGGGTATATCATTAGCTACACATGATTGGTGTGCATACTATCCTATAGCACACGAAGGTGGAGGTAATATGGATCGTAAGATGGTTCTTAAATGGTTACAAGACCAACTTAATTTACCCTCTGTAAAAATATTTCACAATGCAATGTATGATATATGTTGGTTAAGAGCATTAGGTATTAAAGTAAATGGTAAGATTGTAGATACAATGATAGCAGCATCACTGGTTGATGAGAATAGATTTAGATACGATTTAAATAATTGTGGTAGAGATTTTGTAGGTAAAGGTAAAGATGAAACAGCGTTATACGAAGCAGCAAAGTCTTGGGGTGTAGATCCCAAAGCAGAGATGTATAAACTACCAGCTATGTACGTTGGAGCTTACGCGGAGCGTGACGCCCAACTCACACTGGAGTTGTGGCAAGAATTAAAAAAAGAAATATTACACCAAGATATAGAAGACATATTTGAAATGGAAACTAAACTGTTTCCTGTATTAGTTGACATGAGATTTTTAGGTGTACGTGTGGATGTAGATAAAGCAGCCAGAGAAAAAACTAGAATGGTAGAAGAAGAAAAGAGATTATTAGGTGGTGTATATGCAGAGACAGGACAAGAGGTACAGATCTGGGCGGCAAGATCTATTGCTAAAGTATTTGATAAGTTAGGACTACCCTATGATAGAACAGCAAAGACACAAGCACCAAGCTTTACTAAAAACTTTTTAGCTAATCACCCACACAAGATTGTGCAAGCCATTGCGAAAGCAAGAGAGATTAACAAAGCACATACAACGTTTATAGATACAATATTAAAATACTCTGGCAAAGGTAGAATACATGCTGAGATCAATCAATTACGTGGTGACAGTGGTGGCACAGTTACAGGTAGATTCAGTATGAACAATCCAAACCTACAGCAGATACCTGCAAGGAACAAGGATCTCGGGCCACGGATCAGAAGTTTATTTATACCTGAAGAAAATTGTAAGTGGGGTTGTTTTGATTACAACCAACAAGAGCCAAGACTTGTAGTTCACTATGCAGCATTACAAGGTTTTTATTCTGTAGAAGATGTTGTAGACGCATACAAAGAAGGTGATGCAGACTTTCATAAGATTGTAGCAGATATGGCCGGTATACCTAGAACCCAAGCTAAGACGATTAATTTGGGTCTTTTCTATGGTATGGGTAAAAACAAATTACAAGCAGAACTAGGTATTAATAAACTACAAGCCGATGGCTTATTTAAACAATATCATACAAAAGTTCCTTTTGTTAAACAGTTGATGGATGCAGTGATGAGCAGAGCACAGCGTAAAGGTAAAGTGCGGACGTTGCTGGGTCGATTGTGTAGGTTTCATTTATGGGAACCAAATCAGTTCGGTATCCACAAGCCATTGCCTCACGATGATGCGCTCGCGGAACACGG